AAAGGAAGAATGTTAACAATAGCATACAGGCTTTATCAACAATGCGATGGAGATGTTATAAAAGATTTGACGTTAAAAATTATTAACAAAGTTATAAATTAAGAAATCGGTTACGTTTGTTCTAAATTAGTGGTGAAATCGGGGTTGGCAATTGCGTCAACCCTTTCCATTTTAAAACGTAACCCCTTGCGTCTTTGCATAATCAACTACCGCACGTGCGTGACAAAGTGCCAACGTGTTCTGGAATGCTGAGTCAAACATCATTAACGCATCCTTATAATTTGTAAAGAATCCGTTTTCAGATAATACGGCTGGCATATTTGTTTGGCTCAGGGCAAAGAAATTTTCCTCCTTGTCTGGGTCATTGTCAATGGTATCGCTTCGAAACAACCATTTTGGAAAAGCCTCTTTGACCTCATTAAAAAGAAATTCGGCGTAAATATCTGACTTTGTTTGTCCCTTTGATGTAAATACCTCAAAACCCCTTGCCGTTGGTGATCCAGCCGCGTTACCATGAATACTTATGTACAACGAAGCCTCGTAATTCTGGGCGTTAATATTTGCCTTTGCTACGCGTTTAGTAAGACTAATATCGATAACAGGGTCGTAAACATTAATAACCGACATTCCCCAATCCTTTAAATACTGCTCAATCTTTGCAGCCACTTCCCTGTTAAACACGCCTTCAAAGAACCAACCGTAACCGTGAAACTTTGCGTTATTATGCTGGAAGCACTTTGAAGGATACGTCGTATAATTATAAGGTAATTTCTTTTTAATGTCGATGCCTCCATGACCAGCGTCAAGGAATACACAAAATTTACTTGCTTTCATATTTTATATATTTTTAAGGGAGGTATAAATCAATATACCTCCCCTTGGCACTAAGGTAGCGATTCTCTGCGCCTATAATTTAAAACCAATCAGTGCAAAAGCTGCACCAACGATTGATAATTTAGCTGGAAGTTTTACTTCAATTTCTTTGCCTGCACATTCTCGGCTTGTCTCCTTAATTTTATCCCAAATGATTTGAGCCAGTTGGATATATTCCCGCCAAGTAAATTTTATTTTATTACTCTCAAGATGAACATTTATTTCCGAAGCTAACTCCGCAAAGTTCATTGAGTAACAAGCGATGTCACCCATTGGTGATTTTATTCCCTCCGCGTTTTTAAGCGCATCTTTTAAATTAGTCTGCATATTATTTGTTTTTACTTTTTAAAAAATCTTGAAATTAATGTCCCTAATTCAACGCCAGTTATCCGCTTGATGTTTTCCGCTACGCTAAATAACTCTGTTCCAGATATCATCATTGCTACCATGTAGGTAATAGGAAAAGGAATATTAAAGGTATTTTTTGCACCTTCAAAAATAAGGATGGCTACAAAGTACACTACTATCTTTTCAGTAGTCCTATACAAACCTTTGCTACTTATCTTTTGCCCTTCTTTCTTTGCTGCCTTGATGCCCGTTATGGTATCTGCAAAAACAACGGCAACGGTAAACAGAAGGAAACCTTTAATGGGAACAAAAAATGAGAAAATAAAACCAGTAGTCAATGCAACGGCAAAGAACTCATAGCTTTGATGTAATAATTTTAGTATAACTGCTTTCATTATTCCATTTTTATTAGTCTAATATCCCCGTCAACGGTTGCAAATTTGCCCTCAGCATATTTATACAAATCGTATTTTATGCCATTAAAAGCAAATGAAACTTGATTGGTAAATGTAGATAAAAGCAAATTGGTTGAAATAGAATAAACTTTGCCGTTGTCTGGATTAAATATTAAACGCTTGTTTACATTTAACTCAATCTTACCATCAATGATTTCACCGTTAAAATTTAGCTTCCAATCTCCAATAAACTTTGCCGTGTCCCTTTGTGCCGTTGTAAAATAAACAGGCTTACCGCTTATTTGAACGTGCAAATCATTGTAGTAATTAATCCTTTGTACTGACTTAGCCTTTGTAATAATTGGCTTTGCATGAATGGCAATCGTGTTACTTTGCCTTTCAGCATCGGTAACAAGGCTTTGAATGGCAGTTGCACTATCGCCCAATATTTGCTTTGAGCCTGTGACAGTGCTATCAGACAAAGTTGTTTGCTGAATGATGTAATAAATGTTTCCTTGCTTTTGAATATACACTGTGTCCTTTACGACGTCTTGGGCAAAAGAAGACAAGGGAAGGAATAAAAATAGGTATCTCATTTTATTTATTTTCGAGGATTAACAATCTTTGTTTTAAAGCCTCAATTTGCGCTTGTTGCTCCTGTATGGCTTTTGTAAGGATAGGAATGATGCTTTGATAATCTACGCCCATATATCCATCAAAATGAACGCTTTCAGGAATAATAACGCCAATGTCCTGAGCGATAAAACCAAGTTGATGTTCACCATTACTTTTATAAGTATAACTAACTGGCATTATTTGCATGATTTCATTTAAGCCATAATTAATATTTTTAATTTCGTCCTTTAAATTATAATCGGATCTTGTTGTATATCCAGCCGCAGAAACACGCCCACCGACATATAAGCTATCAGCAACGGTTAATCTATAATTTGCTTGTGGTGCATTCGTACCTATACCCACACTTCCTGCTATCGTTGTGCCCGTACCACTTGCGCCCGTTGCAAATATTATATTTTTAATCACTACCTGATTTGAGCCGCCTGCATCTGGAAGGTCATTTGAATTTCCTAAAACAAAATTTCCAGATGCTGAGCCAGTTATATTGTCTCCAGCATTTACTCCTATTAATGTGTTGTTATCTCCTGTTGTACTGCCTGTTTGATTAAAAGTAAAATCACCTAAACCAACATTACTACTGCCCGTTGTATTACTTCTTCCAGCGCTTTGCCCAAAAAAGAAATTACTTCCCCCAGTTGTGTTGTTTCTTCCAGCATTTATACCAATAAAATTATTTCTTACTCCTGTGGTATTTAGTAAACCAGCTGATTCTCCAATAAATACATTATCACTTCCTGTTGTATTAGCGCCTCCAGCATTACTTCCAAAAAAATTATTATTATTACCTATGGTATTTACATCTCCAGCACTATTTCCAAAAAAATTATTAGATGCACCTGTTGTATTAGCGCCTCCAGTACTACTTCCAAAAAAATTATTATTTGAACCTATTGTATTGTTTTGACCAGCATTTGAGCCAATAAAATTATTACTTGAACCAGTACTATTATTTGATCCAGTGTTTACACCAAAAAAATTATTATTTGCACCTGTTGTATTGTTTTGACCAGCGTTTAATCCAAAAAAGTTATTTCTAATTCCCGTAGTTCTTCCACCACCACCACCAAAAGCAAGTGTTGTACTATTTGGCATTCTTAAGGAATTATACAAGGTAGCCGCTGCATCATCTTGTCCAGCAAAAATAACAGGTGCAGAACCTGTAATTTCTATGATTGAAATATTATCTAAATTACCCGTATAAGTTGATGTTGTTATACGAAATCCACCTGTTTCCAAAGTTGGTAATAAAAGGATAATATTAGCAGTCACATCATATTGAGGAATAGCTAAAGTAACATTGCCTAATGCTATGGTTGCCGTACCTGATGAATAACTACTTTGTGTATAGGTTATTTCATAAGCCCTGCCTGATATAATAGTGTCAGGCAAGGTGGTATAAGTCAAATCTCCCGTTGCTGCCGTTGCTACCGCAAGTGTACCATTAAATGTCCATCCCGTCCCGCGCGTCCAATTTGTTGTATCTGCTCCAAAAGTTTGTGATGCTAAAAATGTAGTTCTTGCGGGCTCTTGACTATTTTTTATAATCAAATTAGCACCCGATGTGGTGGTTGTATTTATCCCTAAAGTTTTATTTGCAGCCGAGTAAATTAATCCTGCGTCACCCGTGACCGATGTAGTAGCGTCAAAATAAGCTACTTGTCCACTTGTTCCGCTAACCGTTGTTCCTCCTATTTTTACCCACGCATTACTTACCGCTTTTTTATAATGCCATTGAATGTTTGTTGCCGTATCTAAAATAATATATGCCATTGTATCAATGGAAGGCTTGCGAGTAGTATCAGCTGCAAGTCCTCGATAAATAAGCCCATCGGCAGTGCTCTGTTCTCCCAATGTTATCTTCTGATTACCGTTACTTGGGTATTGTGCCAATGCAATGCAAGGCAAAAGGAGGAGGAAAATGGGAATGAGTTGTTTCATGTTTTTTATTTTATTGCTAACCATGAGAAAGATATTAATGTAGCATTTATTGCGGGAGTACCATCGTAATTTTTAACTTGAACTGTAAAAGTAGATGAATTTTTACTTGCAACTTGTAAAATGTAACTTGTTGAGCCAAAAACAGTAAGTAAAACCGCCGTGGGTTCTGTAATAAAACCATGAGTTACATTAATTAATTCGCTGCCTGAAATAGTTGAAGCGTCTGTTACGATGTTTCTTGTCATTAACCCCGTTTGCGCTACCGTTGTAACCGTGCCAACTACATTACTTCCATCTTTGCCAAGTAAGGTTGTAGGTGTTGCTGTGGTTGTAGAAAGAGTAACCGCGCCTGAGATTGTTCCACCAGAACTATTGTATTTTGCATCAATACGGGTTGATAACGAAACCGTGTCAAGGTTTGTAAGAACATTATTTCCATTTTCGGTAATATTACCTGTCGCGTTAAATGTTCCATTTACCTCAAGTTTATAAGATGGGGTGTCATCATTGATACCAATATCGCCATTGTAATTAATGTAAATTCTATTAGTATTTTGTTGACCTATATCGCTTGTATATAATGCTAAAGAATTTCTTCTATTATCTCCACCTTGTTTTGAGTAATTTCTTAAGCCACTTCCAAAAGCAGAATATTCAACTCCTAAAACATTTGAATTAGCTAAAAATAAATTAGCTGAACTTGAAACTAAATTAGAATCAGGAAATAACATAACTGTACCACCCCTTAAATAAGCACCAACATTTAAAATAGATTGTTCACCTATTCCAACATTAAATGGTGTATATGTGCTTTTATCATAAATGTTTGTAAATCTTAATGTAGATGAACCATTTACAGACAAATTGCCCGTCAATGTTCCCCCTGTTAATTTTAAATAGGTTGAATCAGCTAAACCCGTGCGAAGGTAACTTAAATTGTCATAAGTTATATTTGTTCCCGATGCTTTTACAAATCCCGTTCCGTTTAAAATGTTTTGCTTTGCAGAAAATCTATTTGTTAAATTTAACAAAGATGTATCAACATTTTTAAAGTAGGGCAATAACATATTAGTTGTATCTGCTTTACGAAGATACCTTGATAACATATTTGTAGTATCTGAAATATTTAGCTTAGTGTTTAGTCTTGATGTAAGATTTAATAAAGAAGTATCTGCTTTTCTTAGGTATGGTAATAACATATTTGTCGTGTCAGTTATATTTAGCTTAGTATTAAATCTATTTGTAAGGTTTAATGATGTGGTATCAGCATCTCGAAAGTATGGTAATAACATTGATGCCGTATCAGATATATATAATTTTAAATTTATCCTATTACTCAAAGTAATTGTATCTAATTTTCTTAGATATTTAGATAGCATTAAAGTAGTGTCAGTTATATTTAATTTAGTGTTTAATGCATTCCTATAATTAGTAAGCATCGACGAAGTGTCAGATATATTTAATTTAGTCAAGAATCTGGAAGTTAAGTTTAATGATGTGGTATCAGATTTTTTAAAATACGGTAAAAGCATTATTGTAGTATCAGCCTTTCGCAAATAAGGTAGTAACATACTTGTAGTGTCCACAATGTTTAGTTTAGTATTTAGTCTTGAGGTTAAATTCAATATACTTGTATCTGCATCTTTAAAGTAAGGTAAAAGCATAGAGGTAGTGTCTACTTTCCTTAGATATGGTAATAACATTAAAGTAGTATCTGTCCTTCTTAAATATTTGCTTAACATACTTAAAGTATCAGATATATTTAATTTAGTCGCAAATCTATTTGTTAAATTTAATGATGTTGTATCAGCATCTCTAAAGTATGGCACTAACATGTTTGTCGTGTCCGCTTTACGAAGGTAGGGAGCCAACATATTAAGAGTATCAGATAAATTTACCTTAGCGTTAAATCTTGATGATAAGTTTAATAACGTTGTGTCGTTATCTCTAAAGTAAGGTAGTAACATTGATGTCGTGTCAACTTTTTTTAAATAAGGCAAAAGCATTGCGCTTGTATCAAACCTTGTTACAAGGAAATTAGTATCAGCCGCCAACGTTCCCGTCGTGGTTATCGTTCCTCCCGTTAATCCTATTCCACCTGTTACGCCCGTCACCCCTTGTAAATCGGTAAATGTTGGTGTCAATGTTCCACCGTCAAGTTGCGTTAAGGTTAATGTCTTAATATCTGTTCCCGTGAAAGCTGCATTGTTTATCTTGTCATTATACGCAATGTTCCATTCATTTTGCTTTATATCCGTTGGTAGTGAATAACCTGAGGCATAGCTTAACGCCAATGTCCCCGTTGTGGTTATTGGTTCCCCTGAAATAGATAAACCCGTTGGTACGGTCATATCAACTGAAGTGACTGACCCGTTATCCGAAAAATTACCCGATACTGTGCCGCCGTCTTGCTGAGTCAAAGTAATGGTTTTTGTCGTTGTCCCTGTTACCGATAAGCTATTTATTTTATCATTGTACGCTGTGTTCCAATTAGCCGAATTATTAGGAATAGATGAAGCCCACGTCGTGCCCGTTGACAAGGCTATGCCTGCCTCAGGATAAACGGGATTTCCTGACTGAGCCGAACCAACCGAACCAATGCCGCTAACCGTTGCGACGGTGTAATTAGCACCTATTTTAAATGATGTGGAAACAATGGTAATTTTATTTGTATCCGTTAGGTTATATTGGTCATTGTTCAAAAGTTGACCGTTCCTAAAAACCAAAATATATGCCTTTAATTGAATGGGAAATTTTGGCGTTATTGTCCATGTTAAAACACTTGAAGAGGCTGCATTATATTCTTGCTTTAAAATCTTTATGGTATCGCCACCAATGGCAACATTGATTGAATCTTGCAACCTTGCGTAAATGGTTGCGGTATCTAAACGCAAAGTACCCGTCGTTGTAATTGCACCACCGAGCAAGCCGAAGCCTGAGCCTACGCTTGTTACCGTTCCCGTACCTTTTGCGTTTATCCTATTTGATAATGAAGCCGTGTCAGCTGCGTTTAATTTTGTCGCAAATCTGGAAGTAAGATTAAGGCTTAACGTATCGGACTGAGTAAATAAAAATAAGGTATCAGCCGACACCGTGCCCGTGGTTGTGATAGGATTAGGTGAAACAAGTATTCCCGTACCACCTGAAATACTTGTAAGGCTTCCCGATCCTCCGCCACTTCCTGCACCACCACCACGCGGAAAAATCACCGTATAATTTTCACCTACTTTATAAGCCGTTGCACCAATAACAACCGTTGTTTTTGTTGGTATCGTGTATTGAGTTGGCAAAAGTATTTGACCATTCCTGTAAACTTGCACTACTCCCGTACCACCGACTACCAATGTGTCACTTTGTGTCCATGTCAATGTACTTGAAGAAACATTTGTAAAATCTTGTCTTGCGTAAAATCTGCCACTTGTATCTGCGTATGCTTTGGTTGCGTAGTTGGCTAACATGGAAGCTGTATCGCTTACTAAAAGAGTTGGCGTTGTGTCACGCCAAATACCTTCATTTGATTTATAATAAAGTGAGGCATTATTTAAAGGATTACTAATTCTCACATCGTGTAATTCGTCTAATTCTTGACCGTTACGAATTTTAACAAACAATTCCCCAGAACCAGCATTACTTTTGACACAAACGCCAATATATACCGTGTGTTGTGGAGCTTGGGGCTTTGTTGATGTTAACCCACCTGCCACCGTTGGCGAAAGGTAAACGGCTGAATCTTCTACTAATGCACTTGTATTTATTCCCGTTATTAATCCCTCTGTTATAACATATCCACTTTGATTATTCGCTATGCTTTCGGCAACTATGCCAAAAGTATTAGCTGAAAAAGCATCGGTAACACCTAAGGCTTTTGCAACGGTTATTCTATTACCTTGACTTCCTGACAAATAAACAGCCGTACCTTTTGTCAACGTTGCACCCGTGCGATTATTAACCCTTTGGTGTAATTGTTGCCCTATTACATTGGTAACTAAACCACCTTTTAAGCCTTGAATTAAAGAACCTTGCGTGTCATTATATTCAACCTCACCTACTCCCACTGTTCCATCTTTTGCCGTGTTAAATGTGATAGAATCAAAAGGCATAGTTATACCTCCACCACCACCAACCAAGCCCCAAACGTTTGAAGTAAAATCAAAGGAATATATTTTTAGATTTACCGTGTCAATTATTAACCAAGCGTTTTGATTTGTCATTGGTTGAATGGCTGCTGTATCGCTTAATGAACCACGCCATACCAATCCGTCGGCTGTCGTTTGAAAACCTAATCTTTGTTTGTTTCCTGTATTTGGAAATTGAGCAAAGAGGGAAATTGATATAAATAAAAAAAGAATTGAAGGCAATGTTTTTTTGCCCCCAATCCTCTTAATCAAATTACTACCCACTTTCAATAAAACTTCTTGGATTAAAATCTCACCTATTTTCCCTAACGTCTTTAAAAAACGTCTTTCTTTTTTTGGTTTTTCTGTCATAAAACTATTCCCATTGTGTTATAAATATCTAAGATTTGTTCCTCTTCGTCACCGTAACAAGTTGCCTCAGGACAACCAATGGCACTGGGAATAAAAGCCGCATAAGATGTGGCGCAAGAACAAAGAAAATCTTTAATTCTTTTTTTCTTTACATCCAACCTTTGCAACAAAGTATCTTGATAAAATTTTAAACCTTCAACCCCGACATTTTGCCCATACTCGTTATCTAAGGTATATAAACCATTTGAACCAAGCTGCATGACCATATACGGGGCTGCCTCATATAAAACAGCGTTAGCACAAAATGATTTTAATTGTTTATCCCAAAGCTGTTGGTAAACCGCTGAGGTAAATGCGGTACTTGTTCCCTTTTGCGCCACCATTGCATCATACAAGGTTAAGCCAATGGCGGGAACAATCCAACGAAACTCTGCATCTTGAATGTGTGGGCTAATAAGTGTTTTATCAAGCCTTATATCGGCTGGCGTTGGACGTGCAACCCCTCCAGCTATTACTTCACTCGGTTGTATTAATTGGCTCATTTATCGGGGTTGTTTGTTCTATTTCTACGGGTGCATAACCCAATATTTCTCTTTTTTCATTAATTGAAAGGTTTTCTTCCACCTTAATTTCACCCATAAATGACACGGGCAAAGTGTTTGAAATACCAAACGAAACGTCGGTAAACGCTGGATTATAAAGCCCAATTTCTTTTAAGAACGGGTTAATAATCTTTGAAAGCATCAAGTTTTGACGCGGCTTAATTACCGTATTTTGCAAGTATTCCATTTCTTGCCTTATCTGTTGATTGCTTCCAAGTTGCCCCGAAGTAGCAAAGCCCGCTAAGGACTTGCTCCAACGATTAGCCACCACAATTGCTGAGGCTGCAAGATTTTGAAGGTTTAAAAATTCACCTTCATTTTCTTTTGAGGTAGGTATAAAATTAGCCTTTAATTTTTCATCTCGTAAAACTTGGACGAATAACTTGTGATTATTTCCCATTCCTGTAAACTTTGACTCAATGCCTTCTACAAGACTTTTTGCTTCCGCCGATGTCATTGACCCAAAGAATTGTAAAATACCCGATGGCATAAAGACATTTTCAAACTTGCTTGTATTAAAACGCTGGATTC